TCCCGCCTGGGTCCACTGAGTACGAAACTCTGAACTCACAGATGGCATCATTTGAAAGCCGGTACCGCACTGACGTTCAGAATCTGATCATTGGCGCCATGGAAGACGGATCTCAGATTGACTTCGGCCTTCTCGGGGCTGACTTTGCAAACCGAGGAATCTCGGAAGTTCGCTTGACAGACATTGAATCCTGGGCATCCCAAGAGATTGCCGACCTAGAGGCAGACGGTAATACCGTACAGGCAGACAAGCTCAAGGGAGTTGTGTTCACTGCCAAGTTCGACGTGCTAAACGACGGAAAGGTTGCAGGAGTTAATAGCGGAGACATCAGCCGAGGTGCGTATAACAGCTGGCTGAAGGGCCAGCTCCAAGCGGCAATCGACGCTGGTTTTACTAAAGACAGCAAGGAGTACCGAACTATCCTTGGACTCCAGGCTCAAGCGGCATCTGAGGCTAAGACGCAGGGTCAGGTAGACGCACGTGATTCCTACACCAAGCAGATGAGGGATATCCAGAGAAGCATGAACGCTTCTGCTGAGAAGCTTATCCAGTCATATGCAGACAGCGGAAACCCTGCGATGCTTGACGCTATCAACGAGGCACTCACATCAACCCAAACAAACTATCCTGCTATTGAGCTTTTGCAGACACTTGCTGCTGCAGGCGGAGAGAACAGCGGATACATGGGCGTGTACGCCGATATCATCCAGTACGCAGATCCCAACATCCTTGCTGACTTCTACGCCGCAACGCTAACTGGCCAGCAGGATCTTCTGACTATGTCTTCTTCTGGGTTTGCTGATGCCGGAGAGTACGCTGACGGACTGGCCGCAGACCTCCTGCGACTTAAGTCCGTCAACGGGACATTCGTTAAGAACTCCGGTATGGAGTTTGGTATCGCCTATGGCGGTAACGCTATGGATGATCTCCGAACAAATCTGGCTGGGGCTGGCGTCATGTTCACCGGCGAGGGCACAACGCTCAACGCTACTGGCGGTCATCCCGACGCAGTACTGCAAGCTCTGCGCATGTTTGGTACGACCATCAAGGATCAGGACCTTAGCAACTTCAACTGGGTTGGGGACCTGGCCAACGGTGAGTTCCCTGCTTCGCTTGTGGCTGGAACCAATATCACCGACATCGACAAGAGCGGAACTATCAGCCAGCAGGAGATCATCACCGCAATTGAAAACGGTAAGATTTCGTATGATGACTTCACTGTTATCCAGACTAAGGCTGCCACCATGGCAGATAAGGTCTTGGATATGCCAACTGTCGGCGGCACCGCTATGGTCAATCCAAAGTCTATTGTAAACACGCTCCTGAACACAGCATGGAGCAAGCACGTTCTAAACAACGGCGGGCAGGTAATGATCAAGCCTAACGGTGAGGTCGTAGCCTTTGAGGGTACAGCTCCGGCTGGCGGAGTACCGGCAGTCATTAGCACTGGCGGAATGACCTATGGCGGTATCGCTATGCCAGTAAACATCAATGAGAAGGGAACAGAGCAGAGCCCAGCTGACTGGTCAAAGAACACCGGCATGACGATCCAGGTCTTCAATACTGGCGGGAACACGTCGACTGGCTACAGCGGCGCAAAGGACACTATGTTCGTCCGTATCGTTGGCCAGATTAATGGGGTTACTGGCGCAGCAGCTAACGGCGTCCTCATTCCTTATAAGGATTTCAAGCGATGGATGTCAAACGTTGTAGGCGTAGACCTCAACGACAGCTCGCTGATCAATAGCCAGTCTGGTAATGTACCGAACATCTTCATTGACAGCACTGCTGCATTCGACGCCAAAGGCAAGAGCCTAAACGATTTCTTCAAGAACATTCTGAACCCGGCTGACCCGGCATTCATTGGCCGATCATCAGCTGGTGTCGGGGCTGGCATTATGAACATTGGCGAAAACGATGTTAATAAGTACCAGTACGCTGGGTTTATCGCAGACCCTAAGTCCACTGCAGATGCCATTGAGCTTTCGTTCTCTCGTGGCAAGGACAAGATTCTAGCAGATGCGATGCTTATCGCAGCTCAGGGAGGTCGAGATAGGCCTATCCAGAGCGACATCTTGCGGGCAGTATACAATGGTATCCCTGGTATCCCAAGCACGTACGATATTGATACGTCTATCGCTAAGTTTGCTCAGTATGGAAACGTTACAAGACGTATCGCTGAGATGTTTGGCGCAGAAGTGCCAATGGCCTTTGCGCCTCAGGCCCCAGGCGGAGCAGCTGGACTTGGAATGGGACAAGGATTCTACAGCCCAAGCGGACCAGACTATAATACTCCAGCTATCCCTAAGCCTGAGTATAAAAAGCCGGAGGGAGCAAAGTCCCCTGTCGATTTCACTGGCGTAGAGCAAGGTCTTGGTTCATTCCAGGCTCCTGACCTTAGCGGGATCGGGGACTTTATCGGTGGCGCATTCAGGAACCTTGGCGAGTTCTTCAACCCGAGCAATCCAACAACCCCTAAGCCAGCATCGCCTGCGCCGGCAGCCCCAGCTCCGACAACGCCTTCGCCGGCGCCATCAGGTGGTAGCGGCTTCAACCCATCTAAGCCAAAGCCTTATAGCCCAACAGATAGGCGAGGAGTCTAATGCCACTAGTCGGTTACTCCACAAGCACAAGGCCACCTAGCACAGATATTACCGGACGCGATCTTGCGTTCCGTCTTGATATCGGCGGCAACGATAAGCTCAATGGGCTGCGACCTGATGAGCAGCTTGCTGCAAACATGGGTGCCGGAATCAAGGACGTAATCAAGACTGGGTTTGACATTGGTAGCAAGATCCCTCTCCTAGGTGAGACTGCTGACTTTATTAGCAAGACACCAATCGGAGGAGCAATTGGTGCTGGCCTACAGCTAGCATCAGTGCCTAGCGAGGTCCTGGCAAACTTGGTAGCGAACGTGCGGCTTAAGGTTACTGGTCGTCAGGATTTGCCAACCGACATTCAGAACATGCTCAATGCAGGAACTGATACTGGTGCTATCGTAGACTACATGATCAAGTCACAACGTGCGTGGTCGAACAACCAGGACGCAAACCTTTTGTTCACAATGCTTACTGACCCACTCAACTTTACACCTGCGGTCTTCGGAAAGGTCGGTGCCCTTAAGCCGTTGGCAGCTGTTGGTGGCGCAACCACAGGCGCTCTAGTCGCTGGCGCTGCTACTGGTGGCGTAGGATTCCTACCTGGTCTGATTGGTGGCGGAGTGCTTGCTGCTCGAAAGGCTGGCAAGTTTGCCACGGCGGCAGAGTCGCAGCTAGCCCGGCTAGAGACAGCAAGGGCACTAGTTGGTGTTGGCAAGACAGTTGCCGAGGAAGTGCCAGAGCTATCTGCTGCCCAGAAGGCAGCAGTCATGCTGAACAAGCAGCGAGGGCTTAACCTGGGACAGAAGCTTGCTATTGGTAGAGACGCAAAGAATGCAATTGCAGCAGCCGAGAAGAGCCTTGCTGATTCCAGGAAAGCTGGAAACTCAGAGGGAATTGCTATTGCTGAGGAGCAGATTGCAACCGCAAAGAGGGCTATTGAAGCTTCGCAGGCTCTCGACGAGGGAGTTCTTGCCGGCATGTACGATGTATACAAGGCAGCTACTGATGGGCTTGGTGAGGGGTTCAAGCGGATGGGCGCCGGGCTGTTTGGTGCCAACTGGCACGGTGTGTATAAGGAACTTGGTGGCAAACTTAACGAAGACGTAGCTGGACTAACTGGCATCCTTGAGCACCTTGGCAAGGGCGATGAAGTTAAGAATATGGCAGGGCGCGGCCTGGCAAACTTCGGCATCATTGGCACGGAGCACATCATGAATGGAAGCAACAAGTACCGTGCCCTTAACGCAGCAGAACAGATCGGCAAACTTTACTACGATGCCATTGACAGACTTATCCTGCAGCGCGGCAGCGGAGCTGCTGTTAAGTTCACTACTGAAGAGGTTGTTGACGAGATGCGATCAATCGCCAAAGACCCAGTCTTCGCAGACACAGGCGTTGTCAAGCTGTTTGATACCGGCAGCATCAGCGAGTTGCGAAGCCGAGTTGAGTTCCTGCGAAACGTTGATCCAGTTGTGGCCGCAACTAAGGAGGGCCGACGCGCACTCCCACAGATTAAGCAGCTAGGTAACTTCATTGAGAGCCAGATGAACGCAAGCGAGCTTGGGGCAATGCGAGCATCAGGTATTACATACGAGAACAAGCTAGTTGGGAAAATTAAGGAAGGCGGACTTGCCGAATTCTCCCGAGCCACTGTTGACGAAATCCAGGGGACAAAGATTAGGCTTGTTGCAAAGGTTGGGTCTAAGGCACAGGCCATGACGACTGCTCGACAGCACGTGTCAAGCATCGCCAACTCTGTAGGTCATAGCTTTGATGAGGTAGCCCCTCAGTTTGACTCATGGTTTGAGAAGACATTCGGAGACCTGTACACAAGTGATGGATTCCTCAAGTCGCCAGAATCTGCAAGTGAAGCAGCTGAGCGGATGCTACTTGTAGAGTCAACTGGGTATGCTACGTCAACAAAGACTGCAGCCATGTACAATACGTTTGTTGATGATATTATGAATGGTAATACAACTGCTCTTACACAGAGGTTTGGCAAGCAGACTGTAGACACTCTTCGCTCTATCTTTGAGAAGACCGGCAAGATTCATATCGTATCAAGCGGCCACATCTTTAGAGACAAGGCTTTGGCATTCCTGGAGGCGTATAGCGCACTCGCAAAGATCACAGCCTCACTGGAGAAGTCCGCAGAGAAGAGGCTTGGTGCCGCCACATCCGCTGATACTATCGCCCAAGATGGCCGAGTTGTCCGCGCATTTGACCGTCAGGGCGGAGCCAAAGAGGTGGAGAAGTTCCTTAAGCGCCTGAACAATATCATGGCCAATAGCGTAGAAGGAGCCGAGTACAACAAGGTAATCAAAGATATCCTGTCAGACGCTCGCGGCGCAAGAAACCTGGAAGAGGTTCGTCTCGCGTGGACAAGGCGTGCAACTGAGCAGTTCGATGATATCCGTGTCGTACATGGCGATCTTAAGAACGCAGACCAAATCAACAAGTACTTGAGGGAAGCTGTGGATAGCGGCCTTGCTGTCAACCGGTTCTCAGACCGGCACCTATCCGCGATTGAGCAAGCCTTGCGCCTAATTGGCAAGGACCCGAACATCGTTCGCACGTTTAACGGCGGAGCCTACCGCCTTGTACGTGCCCCTGAGAACAACATGATTTATAAGCCAGCACTGCTCGAGATGCCTGGATCTACCCCAGGGCAGCGACAGATGTGGGCAAGTAAGGTCATGCCGTTCGTCGACATGTCAACCAGCGGACTCCAGAAGATTGCACAGAAGAATGGCGATGCCATCCTTGACTACAAACCAACCACAATCCAGAAGTTCATGAGCAACCTGTTCTCGCCAATCCCGCAGAAGTATGTTACCAACTCAATTCGACGTAGGTTGGCAGCGTACCTTGTGCGCGGTGGCCTTGGGCAAGAGCACGTAGATGCGGTCCTTGATGAGCTCGTAGCCCGAGGAGTTCAAGAGGGAGTGTCCGCTAGAGGCCTTGCTCCTAAGACAATCTACGAGGCATATAGGAAGGCAATCGACGAGGTCGGTGGACCTGGTACATATAAGCAGTTTGTAAATAACTTTGCAGGTAACGCTTTCGGCAAGACGTTCGACCCAATGAACGCTACAATGTTTGCTTTCCGAGGAGACCGGAACGTCGTTGGCGCCACGCAATACTTTACCGGAGGACTTAAGGAAGGAAAGTTCGGCACACAGATTGCCTCATGGACAGACAAGTGGTACCCAACCCTAAAGTTCAAGCTCAACCCAATCTATTGGTTGCAGGAGTACGCAGAAAGCCCAATCCTAAATGCTGCTCGTGGCGTAGACCGGGACACTGTATTCTCCATGATGGCTGACGGCAGCAAGGCCCAGATGGTATCTGCAAGCCAGCTCCGAGACCTGACCAAGGTTGGGCCAGAGACTCAGTCGTTTGTGGACAACGCAAACTTCATGGCCGTATTCCGACAGGACGCAGTGGCACAGGCTATGACTGGTCGATACGACGACGTCGTAATGCAGGCAGGGTTCTGGGAGAACCTTAAGCAGGGACGTCACCTAGACGATCTTGCAAACAAGAAGATGGCAGCCCGAGACGCACTGGCACTTGACATCACGGCCAAGACATTCTCTGACACGCTGCGTGAAAAAGACTTCAACCTGTGGTCTGCCCTTGTTGAGCAGTATGGCACGTCCGACTCCAGGGCTATGTTTACAAACTACGTGAACTACCGCATGAGACTCAGCGACACTCGACGGGTTTGGAACGATATCGAAGTGTCACGACCGGCCGGTGTTGGCTTTGGCCGCATCCCTGACCCTGATCGACAGGCGTGGGCAGATGCTCAGCGCGAGTTGATCACAGGCGGACGGTTCGCCACTGAGGAGCAGGTGCTTGGACAAGGGGCTGGCGTTCTTACGCAAGCACAGCTACAGGAGCAGCTTCTGGCCAATCCGGCACTGCACATGGCAACCCTAGACAAGCATGTGTCCAGCCTTGCCGACGCAGGGTATGACGCATCACGGTTCTCTGACTCAGCAAACAACCTGCGCAATTCTTTGCGACGCGCAGAGGGAGAGCTTAAGAGTACTGCTGATATTTCTGAAGATACCATGGACATGGTAAAGGCTGCACAGAAGGCGTTCCATGCAGACATGCAAAAGATTGGCCGGGACTGGGTGCTCTTGCAGCACAAGCGCAGCGCACTCGAGTCACTGGCCACGCAGCTGCACTTCACAGACCCTCTTGGGGTTGACCCCCACACCGGCAAGATCCTTGAGGCTATGCTCGTAGGCCAGGGATTTAGCACTGATATTCAGTATATTGTTGACGAGGTAAACGATGTCGTTAACTCAATCGTCCGAAGCGGTACCGATCCGATCAAGGACGGTAAGGTATTCCGAGACGCAGTGCAGGCAGAGATGGTGCGACGTGTGGCCGACAAGCCAGGACTGGCAGTTAAGTTCGGCAATGGCATGAGCTCAGTGGTCACTCGACACGGAGCAGAAGAGACCGTGTATAACGCATTCCAATATGCATACACTAGGGCGCTTGACCAGGCTAACACAACAACGTACTTCCCATCAGACCGGTCTTTCTTCGAGCGAACAATTAACCACCCTGGTCTAGCCATGTACCCTTACAGCTACATGTTTAAGAAGATCCTACCAGAGATGATTGAGTTCCTATTCAAGCGCCCGTTTGGCACCAACGCTCCAATGGCTGGATACTCTGCATACATTCATGTTCGAGACTACTTTGAGTACGAGCTAGAGACAAACCCAGGTCTTGGCATCTGGCTCGATGAACATCCAAACTCCGTATACATGTTGACAATGATGTTCCCAGGCGTGCCGTGGGACGTCACAGCTGTACCCCCAGCATGGCTACGCAATCTATATAAGCGCATGGCGAACGGTGCAGAGTGGAGCCCGGGTGCGGTCCTTAACCAGGACTTTGCCAGGACTATCACTTCGCTCGGTCCGCTAGGCGCGTTGGAAACAACTGGTTCATCTTTGGACGAGTTGTTTAAATCAAAGAACCCTTAGGGTTCGCAAGCAAATGGAGGTTAAAGTGACGGACGAAGTCGTGCTGAACGACCAGGCCCAGTCGCAGGTAGAGCCTGCCACTGACCAGGACAACGACATCACCACTTGGAAGAAGCGTCTCGCTGGCAAGGACCAGGCTCTGACGGCTACCAAGAAGCAGCTGGATGAAGTCAAGGCTGAATACGAAAAGGTTCAGGCTTGGAAGCTCCAGATGGAAGAGGCAAGCCTCACAGAGTTTGAGCGTGCGCAGCGCCGCATCGCCACTTTGGAACAGGAACTTAAGGCTACTCGGGAATCCGAGCAGCGCGAGCGCCTGGCCAAGGAATACCCAACCTATGTTCAGTTCTCTGAGGCTACTAAGGAGCTCTCCGTTGAGGAGCGTGCCAAGCAGTTCGAAGAGTTGCTGAAGACAGGTGGGGCTCCGCGACAGGAGTTCGTGGATCCAAACAAGCCGGCGAAGGAAGTCCCTTCGACCGGGAAGAAGCGCTCGGCCAATGACATTGTCAAGGACATCGCTGCCCTTGGCAATCCATGGGGCGAGTAACAAAAGGAGTAAATAGTAATGGCAACGCAGACGCGAGCCACGCTTGATGCTGGCTCATCCAATGCTTATTCTGCGCTCATTACGGAGCTCGTTTCTCAGCAGGCTCAAGAGAACCTGCGAGACCGACTGGTCCATGCGATGCCGGGGAACTACACCTCGGGTCGCTTCCAGAAGGGCAGCAACGAGATCCGCTATGCGCGCTACCCAGACCTTACGCCGCTAGGAATCGCGGACACCCTTACCGAGGCTGGCGCCCCGGCTGAGTATGATCTCACGATCACGACTGAGTCCTTCGTGCCAAAGCAGTACGGTAAGGTTCTCAAGATCTCGGATCTTGCGCAGCTCGACAGCCCGCATGACCTGATCGCAATCGCATCTGAGCGCCTTGCTCGTGCCGCCACGGAGTCGATGGACAACATCATCCGCGACGTTCTCAAGCAGGGCACGAATGTCCGCTACGCTGCAGGCCGCGCTTCGCGTGCGCTTGTGCAGTCCGGCGACAAGCTCACTGGTCTTGAGATCAAGCAGACCGTAGCCAAGATGAAGGCCGCTAACATCCCAACCTTCGCGGATGGGTTCTATCGCGCAATCATCCATCCTTCGGTCGAGTTTGACCTTTTGACGGATACAAGCGCAAACGGCTTCCTTGAAGCCACGAAGTACACCAAGAACCTTGAGCTCCTCAACGGGGAGATCGGGGCCTATGCTGGTGTCCGCTTCATGGTTTCTCCTCAGGCTGCGACGTTCACTGGCGGCGTTGGTGGTGCTCTCACCATCCACTCGACGTTCGTGTTCGGGCCTGATGCCTACATCGTAGGCGATAGCCAGACGCTCCAGAGCTACTTCGTGGCTCCGGGCGGCGACCACAGCGATCCAATCGCCCAGGTTGCAACGCTTGGCTTCAAGATGCGCTTCGGTGCTATCCTCCGTGGCGAGGGCACGACCGGCGAGTTCGATGGTAGCAATACCTCGACTGGCCAGCCGCGATACCTCCGCGTGGAGTCGGTTGCTTCGACGCTCTAATCGTAACTAGGGAGTGGGGGTCGGGCTTCGGCCCGGCCCCCGCAACCACAAGGAGACCTTATGGCCATCATTCTATCAGCACTCAGGACTATAGTACGGCGAGACCTGCGTGACACCGGGGCCACCACTACATGGAGCAACACAGAGCTCGATGACATGATTAAGTGGGGCGTCCAGGAGGTCTCGCGCATTCGCCCACAGGAGACGTATGAAGAAGTTGCTTACACAGCTCCTGCCGTCGGAGCTTTCTTTACTATTGACACGCTCACGCTCGACACTGTTTACCGTGTTGACGCGTATAAGAGCAGCAAGCTTATCGCTTCGGTTCCGTTTGCTCAAGATGCAACAGCTACTGGTGGATGGGACTTTATTAATGGAAAGCTGCACATGCCACCCTATCTCGTGTTGCCTAACGGATCTACACTGCGGGTGTTTGGATACAAGCACTATACCCAGCCAGCGTCTGACGCGTCCTCTATCGAGCTCGACGACGACGCTATTAACGCCGTGCGTGCCTGGGTCCAGAAGGAAGCAATGTTCATGCTGATCTCTGACCGCGTGCGATTCCAGCAATGGCAGGTAGCTGCCGGTGCATCTGACACCAACAGCATTCAGCTAGCCCAGTTGTACAGCGCGGCAGAGCGACGATGGGATAGCGTGTCCAAGTCAACTCGCCGCATTAGGAAGACACCATAATGGATCTAGGATCTGCGGTAACTATCCAGCGCCCAGGGGCTGCTCCCTTGGACATCAATAGCGTTCGTGAGCCAAGCAGTATTGGGTCTTCCCCAGTCTCTGGATACATGATCGAGCAGGTAGACTTCTCCGGCGTAGGCGTTACTGCCTTCATGGAGGATACGCCGCTTGTTGACGGCGTGGATAGTTATGATCCGTATCTCGGAGCAAGGCAGATTAGCATAGTTATGTCTGTATACGGTAGCACCTACGCAGATTTCTGGGACAAGGTGAACGACCTTAACTTTGCATTCCAGGCACAGCCACGGGCCGCCAACACTGGGACATACCCAGCGCTTGCAGCTGATGGTATGCGCAAGTTGTCGTTTAGCCAGCCCGGTGCAACTGGTACTTACAGCCTGTACATGATGGTCAGGCCGATAGCACTGCCAAGGTTTACTCTTGATGCATCTAGCGCAGCTGGAGTTGCAGAGCGTGGATACTCCCAGAAGGTGCAGATCAGCCTTCTCGCTGAGGACCCGTACAAGTACTTCGAGACAGCCCAAACATTTAGCCGCACAGGTACAGGCAGTATCAGCGTTGTCAACACCGGCAACACTGTTGCCTGGCCAG